CTGCCGCTGCACGCCATGTGGCGTGATTTGATGGACCGCTGCGGCGCCTTGTATGCCGCGGAGGCCGCATGAAAACCGCCACGGTTGAGGTCAAGCTGGCCGACGCCGAGCGAGGCGTTGTCAGCGGCTATGCCAGCACGTTCGGGGGCGAGCCTGACAGCTATGGGGACATTGTCCAGCCGGGCGCGTTCAAGGCCAGCCTAGCCGCCCACAAGGCCGCAGGAACGGCACCGTTGATGCTGTGGGGGCATGACGCGTCCGACGTGCCTATCGGAACGTGGACCGAACTGCGGGAAGATGTGACGGGCTTGTTTGTCGTCGGGCAGCTAAACCTCGAAATCGAGAAAGCCCGCACCGTCCTATCCGCCCTTAAGGCGAAATCGACGGCGGGCCTGTCGATCGGCTTCCGAACGCCGAAGGGCGGTCGGGTGTCGGGCACAAAGGCCGGAACCTACCTCCTAAAGCAAGTCGACCTTGTCGAGATCAGCTTGGTGAACATTCCCGCAAACGTTCGCGCAAGGGTTGTATCTGCCAAATCCCAAAACACAACTGCGGCCCGCATCGCCAAGGCGACGGCCGAACTAAGGAAATACGCATGACCTATCACATGGAATTCAAGTCCGCCGACAACGTCGAGACGAAGGACGGCAGCGCTGCCGAGTTCGAAACCCGCTTTGAGGAATATCATTCGGCCACGAAAGCGGCACTTGATGCTGCCGAGAAGCGCGCGGACGAAATGGAGGCCCGCATGAACCTGATGAACCTTTCGGGCGCGCTGGACAGCAAGTCGGTGGACGCACGCAAGGTCGAGCAGGAGCGCAAGGCTTTCGGCCGGTTTATCAAGTCGGGCGACGAATCCGAATTCAAGTCGCTGTCCGTCGGCAACGATGTCGAGGGCGGCTACCTCACCGCGTCGACCCTTTCGACCACGATCAATCAGAAGACCTGGGACCAGTCGCCGATCCGTCGCCTGGCGCGCGTCATCACCGTGCCCAACGGCACGTCGTGGGAGGAGCCCGTCGACTTCAACGACGTTGGCGCTTCGTGGGTCCACGAGACGGGCGCGCGGACCGAGACCGACAATCCTGATCTCGGAATGCTGTCGATTCCGCTGAATGAGATTTACGCGCACCAGACGGTCACTCAGAAGCTGCTAGATCTCAGCTATGTCGATATCGGCTCGTGGATCGAGGGGAAGATCGCGGACAAGTTCGGCCGAACTCAGGGAATTGCCTATGTCAACGGAAATGGCGTTGGGCGCCCGAAAGGCTTCATGCAATACTCGACCAGCGCCGACATCGACGGCGTGCGCCCGCTTTGGACGATTCAGCACAAGGTGTCCGGCGCCGCCGCGACCATTGCTGACGCTGACGGGCAGGCGAACGGGCTCATTGACCTGTTCTGGTCGCTGCGCGCGCCATATCGCAATAACGCGACGTGGCTGATGTCGTCTGCCACGGCCAACAGCCTCGACCGACTCAAGGACGCGAACAAGAATTACATCTGGCGTATGGGCATGACCGCTGGCAGCCCGCCCGAACTGCTTGGCCGGCCGGTTGAGTTCGACGAGAACATGCCGAGCGAGGGCGCGGGCAATTTCCCGATTGCGTTCGGCGACTTCTCGCGTGCTTACACGATCGTCGAGTGGTCGCAGATTCGTCCTATCCGCGACCCATATTCGGACAAGCCTAACGTGGTCTTTTACGCCTATCGCCGCGTCGGCGGCGGCCTGTCGAACTCGGAAGCGGTTAAGCTGCTGAAGTGCTCGACCAGCTAACCAGACGGGGCAGGCTTCGGCCTGCCCCTACCCCCCCCCGGTCAATGTCCAGGGCGTTCGGCGCCCGGACCGGCGCGGGTCCACCTTATAGAATCCCGCGATTGAAAACATGAGGGTCCAGCCATGAAGGACACACGATGAACGACACACTTTCCGTTTCAGAGGCTGCGGCGGAAGCCGTTGCCGCGGCCATGGTTCGCAACGGGCACACGGTCGAAAACGTCGCCGCGGCGATGGCAATGCAGGGCGTCGCCATGCTGCGCGTGCTCGACGGCGACGTCGCGACCGCCGACATGCTGCGTAGTCTTGCCGGCTACCTTGAGGCGTGTGACCGCTGATGGCCGGGCAGGATCTACAGCGGCTGGTCGTATCGCTGGAAGCCAAAGTTGATGGCTTCACCAAGGCCATGAACAGGGCGAACGGAGTCGCGAACAAGAAGGCGAAGGCCATCGAGACGCGCTTCGAGAAAATGAATTCGAAGATCACCGGAATCTTCAAAAATTTCGGCGCCGGACTCGTCGGCGGTATCGCGGCGGGCGGCATTGCGGGCATCGTCACGCGGTTTGCCGAAGTCGCGCGGAGCGTCGCCACGATTGGTGACGAGGCGAAGCGGGCTGGCGTGTCGGTCGAGGCGTTTCAAGAGTGGCGATTTGTAGCCGAACAGAATCGCATCGGCATCGACGCCATGGTCGATGGCCTTAAGGAGCTAAATCTCCGCGCCGACGAGTTTATCCAAACGGGCAGCGGGCCGGCTGCGGAAGCCTTTCAGCGGCTCGGTTACGGCGCGGAAGAGCTTCAGCGCAAGCTACAGGATCCTTCCGAACTCCTGCTTGAAATCATCGGTCGGCTGGGCGCATTCGACAAGGCGGCGCAACTCCGCATTAGTGACGAGTTGTTCGGCGGGACGGCAGGCGAGCGTTTCGTCGAACTTGTCGCCCAAGGCGAGGACGGGCTTCGCGCGACGATCGACCGCGCCCACGAACTCGGCACCGTCATGGACGCGGAGCTTATCGACAAAGCGGCCGAACTGGATCGGCGATTTAACGAGGTTACGACCACGGTTGGCACGGCCCTTAAGACCGCGATTGTCGAGGCGGCTGGCGCGCTTCAGGATTTCATAAACTCCTTCCAAAGCATGTCGCTCGACTTCGAACGGCGCCGCAACGCGGTCAGCCTGGGCGAGCAGTTTGGTGCGCTGGCGGGTACGACGGGCGGCGGCAGTTTCCCGCGCACCACGACCACACCCAAGACCGACCGCCTTCCGCGAGCCGCGTTCGTGCCGCCCGTGGCGCCCGCTGGCGGCTTCGGCGCGGTCAGGGCGGGCGGTAGCGGCAGGGACGCTAGCGCGGCAGCGGCCCTGCGCGAGGCCGAAGCGGTCCGCGAACTGATCTCCGAACTGGAGCGCGAATTGACCTTGGTCGGTGCGACCGATTTGGAGCGCGAGATTTCGAACGCGCTGCGCGATGCCGGGGCTGCGGCAACCGCTGAGCAACGTGCGCAGATAGTCGCGCTCGTCTCCGCCCTTGAGGCGGAAACCACAGCCACCCGCAACGCCACGGAGGCGGCAGAGGAACTGCGCGGCATCGGTCGCGACGTCCTGGGCGGCGTGATCCAGGACCTGCGCAGCGGAACGACTGCCGCGGAAGCCTTGCAGAACGCATTGAGCAATGTGGCCGACCGGCTGCTCGACATGGCCTTAAACAGCGCCTTTGGCCTTAGCGGCGGCATTGGCGGCATTGGTTCAATCTTCGGCTTTGCGGACGGCGGTATTGCGAAGAACGGCAAGCCGCTAAAGACGTTCGCGCGTGGCGGCGTGTCCAGGTCGGCGGCAATCTTTGGCGAGGCGGGCGCGGAGGCTGCCGTGCCGCTGCCCGACGGCCGGAGTATCCCGGTGGACTTGCGCGTGCCGCAGGTCAACAGCACGGCAGCGAAGCAGCAGGGCGTGCATGTGACGGTCGGCGTCAGCGCCGACGGGAATGGCAATCTGCGTCCGTTTGTGCAGTCCATCGCGCAGCAGGAAGCCGGCCGATCGACCGCGGCGCTTTCCAAGACAATTCCGCAGCGCGTCGACCAAAGAATGAACGACCGGCAGGTCAGGAAAACGAGGGCATAAAAATGCGTACTATCCTAGCCGCTGCGGCGGCACTCCTGGCGATGACGGTTGCCGCGCACGCGGAAGTCGTCAGCATCGGCTCCTTTATCATCAGTGCCTTCCTTTCCGCCGGCATCGGCGGCGCGCTTCCGGTGATTTCCGCAGCGGCAATCGGCGGCTTCCGAATCGGGCGGAGGTCGCGTTGAGCGCCTATCTCGCGATTGCGGAGGGCGACTCGGTCGCGCTTTGGACGGACGGCGCAACGCTGGCCGACGACGGCACAGTGGCCGAAATCCGTTCGAAGGTGTGGGCATCGAAGCACGTCCCGCTTGCCGTGACCGGCCGCGGCAATGTCGCGTTGATCGCGGGCCTGGCCGGCGGCATTCTCGCCATGGCCGAATGCGGCAGCGTCGACCGCACGTTGGC